TTCATGATTAACCAGTAATCTAACATCTGGTGTTTCACTTAGAGTTTTTCTAAATGCACCTGGCATTATCTTTTCAATAAATGGCAGTGGCAAAGATGGCTCATTGAATACCGCTGCATATCCTGCAAGTTTCATAGTGCCGTCTTCTGACTGCCTTGCCTCTATGTTTCTTACCGTAAAGGTACGGCGTTCTGTTTTTCTCATCTTGCTCCTAGCCTTATTATTTTCATTATTTAATTTATCTATTTGGCGTTGTGCCCAGTTCTGTGCGGCATCATCAAAGTTAGAATTGCCACCCCAAAGTAACCATGCTACAAGTCCTGCTCCTGGATATCCTGGATCAGAAGGATTATTATTTTTAGGTGCTTTACCGTCTACCTTGTGACGAGCAAACCAAGGTGCCATCTTGCGTACCTTGTTTTCAGAGATACGACCTGCTGCCATTTCTCTTGCTTCTCGCTTAGTGGCATCTGTAAGTCCGTCTCCTCCAAAACCTTCTTTTAGATAATCCAAACCTCTTTGTGCATTTTTTCTAATAAACTGAGGAACCTCTGACATTTGTCTTACTTGTCCACCTGGCTCTATATCTTCAGATATTGAAATTGCTACCATTTGATCTATTGCATCATCTTTACTATCATGACAAGCAATAGTTGTATATGAGCCGTTAGTTTCTTCTTTAACTACCGCCCAATTTTCACAATCTGATTGCTTGTCTGATATAAAATATGGCATTATTTCTTTACCTCATCGCTATAAACAGCATCAGGATTTGTTGGATCAATTAATGCAACTTGCTGTAATTGAGCAGAAGCAAGACCAGTGTGACTAATCTCTTCCATACCCAAAGCCTTAGCAATATCGTTTGGATTGTATCCAGACTGTACAAGAATAGAAGCAATCTCTGCCTTTAGTTTGTCTCCAACAAGTGGTGCCTGTTCTGCATCAATATTTTGTAGAGGAAGTCTGTATTGATCTCCAGATTCTCCTATTTGTGACATGTCCTCATATGCTCTTACATCATTTAGGCTTAGGAAACCTTCTCTTAGTCCTTTTGTATATGCATCAAATCTCTCTATTGTTGTACCTCGCAAAAGTGCATCAAGGTTAAATCTAATAAATCCATCTGGCTCTGGTAGCAAGGTAGATAGATTTTGCTCTAATCTCTCAAGAAGTGGGCGTAGAGAATGCTGTACAAATGATAGGTTCTGCGCTTCTACAGAGGCATATGACATGGCTCCTTGTGCAGGATGACCTAATAAACTTAGTGGAACACGAAAGATTCTTGCAATGTCTTCCACATTAAATTTTCTACTTTCAATTAGTTGTGCGTCATCAGCGTTTATTGCTAATGGCTTAAATGCTGCACCACCAGACAAAATACCAACCTTACCAGACATATATGGGCCAGAATGGTTTATATTCCAGTTTCTTGCAATATCTGCAGCCTGATCTTCGTTTAATTCTCCTGCTATCTCAATAACACCTGGAGGATTTGCAGAATTGCCAAAATATGAGGAAGCAAAAGTATCTGCTGCCATAGCAATACCTATAGACATACGGCAGGCACCAATAGGGCTTAGACCATAATGACTACCTGGAATTCTCATCATAGGAATATGTAGTATTTCTTTATTTGTCAAACGCTTTGAGTAATTGCCAAGTTGATCTTTAAATTCATAAACCAAAGGCTCACCAGGAGCAGGTCTAACAATTCTTACATCATTAGGATTTAGGCAATATACCTCTTGTACAACCTCATCTTCATCTCTTACTGTCAAAATGTAAGCATTTCCTTGTAAGTGTAGAGAAGATAATACTTGTTCTATAAACTCTAATCTTGTTGATTCTGGATTAGGATTATTTATCCAATTAGGTTGTTCTCCGTATACCGCCGCATATGCAATACGATTACGGCCTCTACGGACAAAGGCTCCCATAGGCAAAGATGAAATAGTATCTCCCAATAGCCTTACGCAAGCATATACAGAAGATACTCTTAGGGCAGAGTCTGCATCTACATATACACCAGCGTTTGATATGCCGTATAACGGTCTTGGTGGAATTAGAGGCTGAATATATTGGCTATTGCCCACCCTAGTCTCTTCTGCTGCCCTTAATCTTTTAGATAGACTCATGTTAACCTATTCTCCTAATTCGTTATATTACTTTGGAAGAGCGTTAAGAATTGCTTTTGCTTTAGAACATTCTAAAATTTCTGTTCTAATCAAACGACTTAACTGATCAAACTGTTGAAGTTCTGCTAGACGCTCAATGCGCTCTAGTGAGCATTGTGCTGCTGCATCATGTGCAGGCAGATCTTTAAGATGAACTAGATCAGCATCCCAATTGCCATCAAGTGTATCAAGAATAGTTCTATATGTAGCAATGTTTGCTTCATAAGAATCTACTTCCATCTGGCGAATTTGTCTTGCGGTTAGTTGTACTTCTTCTGTCATTTTATTTTCCTTTGTTAGTTAGTTATATATTAAACGGCATCTACTGCCCTGCCTGCGCCACTTACTGCACTTGCTGGATCAGAATATTTTGTTCCAAACCCAGAAGACCAAGCATATGCGCTAATTCCACCTGCATTGTGAGCAACAAAAATAGCGTTACCACTTCTAGACCATTCTATGCCATTTGCTGTACCAGCAGGCAAGGTTGCTGGATTGGCATACTTTGTTCCAAAGCCAGGACTCCAAGCATAGGCATGTACAAATGGACTTACTGTGCAAGCCATGGCAAGGGCATCAACTGTACCTTTTCTAAAGGCCGCCTCTGGGTTATTTGAGGGCAAAGTAGCAGGATTGGCATACTTTGTTCCAAAGGTTGTAGTAAAGGGATATGCGGTTATAAAGGGAGTTGATAAAGACGCAACAGCAAGATAATCACTATTTTTAGACCAACTAGACTTAGTTCCATTACTTCCAGGAAGAGTTGCAGGATTTGCTATCTTACTTCCAAAACCTGCAGAGGACCAATTATATACTTGTATAAAAGGAGTAAGATCTGTACTAACAGCAAGATAACTTCCGTTGCCTGAAAACTCAACACCAGTCCCTTGTACTCCAGGCAAGGTTGCTGGATTACCAAACTTAGATCCAAAACCAGTTCCGCTAGTAAAGGCATATGCATGTACACGAGGACTGTTGGTACTAGTAGTTGCAAACTGCTGAACAGTAGTTGAAAAACTACAATCAGCACCAAAAGTACTAGTCAAACTTGCTGGATTTGCATACCTAGTACCAAACCCGCCAACAAATGAGTATGCATTTAAAAATGGAGTATCGTTTCCACATATTGCAACATCTTTTTTAGTGATTGCAAATCTACAACCTCTAGTAAGGGTTGTAGTAGGAGTAACTGCTGGATTTGCAAACTTAGGACCAAAACCCAATTGATCTGACCAAGGATAAACATCCATAAATGGTGTACCATCAGTGCCAAGGAAAACATAATCTACGACATTATTAATGCCTAATGACATAGCAGCAAATGTCATATTAAACCATTCCTGGACCAGAAATTACATATGTATTAGAAGCAACACATAATACTGTTGCCAAACCAAATTGAGGAATTGTTCTATTTCCAGTACTAGCCGTTCCTGCAAATCTTAATGTTACGCCTGCTCCCTGTGTAACTGTTTGTGATGATGAAGAGTTGTTAAATATTACAAAGTTTTGTCCAGCAGTCATAGCAGTTGCTGTTGTTATTGATACCCCGCCAGTTGTAATATTAATAAATTTACCATTGTCTGTAGACGCTGCTGTATATGCCGCACCAGCACCTGTTTCAGTTACTGTTGCTGGTCCTGCTGCACCAGTTACTCCAGTTGGTCCAGTTGGTCCTGTAGGTCCCGTAGGTCCTGTGGGCCCTGTTGGACCAGTGGCTCCAGTAACTCCAGCACCTGTAGGTCCAGTTGCACCTGTAGGTCCAGTTTCACCAGTTACACCCTGTGGTCCAGTAGCACCCGTAGCACCAGCAGCACCAGCAGCACCAGCAGGTCCT